TTGGCGCATCATTTGGCATGTTGCCGCTTGCGCCTGTCCTAATCATTTCAGGATAATGCTTTCTGATAAGGTCACAGGCTTTTGTCACAGACATTTCCTCTGGACGCTTATCGTCGCCCATTTCAATAAGGTCATAAACTCCCTTTGTCTCAAGAACATCAAACCATTTATGGTCAATATCGCCGAGGTTCTTTCTAACTGCGTTAAACTTTGAATGGTTCATAAACGTAGTTTTAAAGGTAGTTAGTTCCTCATCCTTTTCAGCAAGTTGGCGCTCAAGGTCTGCCTTAAGCTCATCGAACTTGCCCGCAGCTTTAAGTTGTTCTTGCCGCTGTGCTTCCTTCTCGGCTTCGTATTCAGCCAACCTTGCCTCTTTCTCTTGTGCAATGCTTTGCCATTTCTTCTTTTCTCCAAGAAGTCTGCGATGGCTTTCATAACTAACGCTACGACTTTCACTATCCTGATTTTTTTCCTCTGTCTCTTTGCTACTTGCATCTGAGTCAGTGTTGACACTATCAACGTTTGTTTCGTTTGACATTCCATGTCCTTTCCTGAGTTTATTTATTAATTTTTGATCGCCGAACTACGGCGTCTACAATTCTTTTATAAAATCGGGTTAATTGCTCCCGCGTTTTATCGTTTAATCCTAAAAAATGGCGTCCATGATACTCTACCCAATACGCCACTTCCGCGTTTGTCTTTTTGCCGCTATCAAACGGTGATCCGCCTTTTCTATTGCCGCTAGCTTCGACTTCAACAGACCTAGCACGAATATCTGACAGCTTTAGGCTTTCAATTAATTGTCCGGTTGCCGTGACATTTGATCTCTTTGGCCTTGTCCTTGGGTCAAGCTCTGACTTATATTTATTTCGCTTGGAGATATAAGAATCAGACAAGTTTTTAAATTTACCGCCTGTCTTGTAATCGTTTCCAAGCCTAGCCTGGCGCTTTATGATTTCAACAGCCTGGTTTCCAACAGCCTCCATAACTTCTTTACTGGCTGTATCATCTACAACCTTTCTAAGAAGTTTGGTAAATCGCATCATCTGTTTTTCAACCTTTAAAACCATTAAAATCTCTGCAGTATGCTTTCTAATGCGTCATCTGTTAGACCTAAAAAGTCTCTTGCTTTCTTTGAATTAGGACGTTTACCGTAAGAGCCTAAGATATTGCCCTTAACCTTTCCTAAAAGCTCGCCGTCACCTGTCGGATAGCCTATCTGTATTTGCTTTGCTCTTGGCATAACCTTTAGCACTTCAAGGCTTTCAAGCATCTCGCCCGTTAGGTTAAGATCAGGAGGATCGTCTTTTCCTTCGGCTTCCTTGTATTCTTTGGAATAGCCAGGGAAAACTTTGTTGTTTACATCCATGCCGCTTAACGTGCGATCAATGATATAGCTAATTATTTCCTCTCCGATGATTTCGAGATCAACAGGATCGTATTCAGTATCTGATAGGTCTACTGAGAAGTAGCGCTTTTGCTTTTTGTGCGGCAATACGCTAGGCACTTTCTTCGTCCTCAATCATTGGTTGTTCAACAGTTATCGTCCTTTCGCCGTTTATCCTTTCCAGCTCTTCTGCAATTTGGTCGTCTGTCCAAGTTGGGTTAGCTTGCTTCATGGCCGTTTCTTGCGACAACAAACCGGCGTCCATCTCCATTTTTATGCGCTCAATAGTTTCTGCTCTTGAATATATCGGCGATACTTCAGAAAAAATTACTTCTACGTTTGCTCTAGGTGAAAAAAGAGCCTTGTTTTCAAAGCCAGGTTTTTTAGACCAGTAAGGATGTAGATAGTTAAATGTAAGGTCCCAAAGTTCCTCTTCGGCATTGGTAAACGTGTCAACTTGCCGGCGTCTTTCGTCTGTTATGTCCAGGTTATCAATCATCTTGGCAATGCCGCTGACTGACTGATCATCTCCAGTCACAGAGCTGGCTTTCATTCCGCGAGTAGATAGCCAAGTATGAATCTCAAACTTGATCATCTCAATCATGGCCTGAATATCGCCTTGATTCTTTAACGTACCAAGTTCTGGCTTTGCATCAGGATCAATTTGTGCAAAGTTCCAAAAGGCATTTGGTGCGTAAGTAAGTCCCTTGTCTTTTACGTTTATGCCATACATGACAGAAAATGCGCTAAACATGGATACATAATTTAGATCAGACATGAGAATAGACGCCAATATCGTCATCCTTAAAAGGTCAACATCGCATTTTGGCACCAAGAGATTTTGCGAGCGATTAACATAAACAAACGGCAACCGTTTTATTGGGTTAGTGCCGTCCATTTCCTTTCTAACCATCAACTCGTTTATAGGCTTTCCGTTTTCATCAACGATTAAAATCTCTTCGTCGCTATAGGCATGATAGTAAGGCTTGTCCTGGAATTTGCCGGCAAATACAACAATACACGTTGGCTTTGTTGGCTCAATTGAAGCCCATGAAAACACCCTGAATTTATGCGATGGAATAGATCGAAGCCTTGGCTGCTGGTCTGATGATAGATATGGTTGAATGAGTGTGTTCTTAAATAGATTAAAGAACTCATTTGCTCCGTTTAACTTCTCGTTTATTTTATATTTTTCTTCGTACCAGGAAAGCAGCTCACTGTCTGTATCCGTACCGAAATCGTCTACTCTTCTAATTACAGGCTGTTGATAAATTGCTGATAACTTGTCGATAATTTTTTTGAGCAGGTTAATTGGAGCTAGACGATATTTGATGGTTTCAAAAGATTGACGCGAAAGCTGCTGTTCAAGGGACTTCTCTACATAAGGCAAAAGCTCGCCTTCGTACATATTGAACAGCGTTTCGTTATGTATGTAATAGCTTTGATCTTGTTTTATCTCGTCCAGGACAGACGGGAGAAATTCAACTAGCATCAGCAATCCTTTGCTTAAAGCTGTCTTGAAGCCACTGGCGTTATGTTCTGAACTCTGTTCTGATAATAAACGGCATACCCAGCACTATCAGCCTTGTGACCAAGGTTGCCCTTATCACTCGGAATCCTTCCGTTTGTCTCTTGCGATGATAAATCCTTAATTAAATCTTTGCAAGAAGCATCTATTAGTATTCTCGGCTTATGCCCGTAAGGCTTTAGCCAAGAGTTCATAATTTTTACACGATCGACAATCGGAGGATTGCTTCCAAGAATTTGCCGCTCCCATCGAAACCCATGAGCCGTAAGGATTTCCTCGATTTCCTGGTAATCCGTTCGTCCGGTTGGGGAGCTTCGAGATTTTCCTGTAGAATCACCTCTTATGTATATCCTAACACTAGCCGCCAGCTTTTGAAAATCCTGGCAGAATTGAATTGTCGTTTCATGAGTACTTGAATGCTTTAGCGAATACTCGCGTTTAAAGAACATAACGCCATCGTGCCACTGGCAAACTAAAAGAGTCGTCGGGTTTACGTTAAAGTCAAACGTCAGAATTAAAGGAATTTCTCTCTTTATTTGGGTTTTACCCAAGACATGAAGGCTTTCATCAAAGGAGTAATAGGCAAGACCTTCAAAAGATTCCCATGAGGCCTCATATTCTTGTCTAAATGATTTCTCATCAAGTTCCATTCGAGCTTCTTCGATTTCTTCCGGATCGAGGAAGGGATTATCCAAGCTACACCAAGTAAAATACTTCCAATTTTGTTTTTTAGCGATATCAAGGTAAAACTCGTATGCAGGTGTGTTTTTACCGTCAGGTGTAGTTGCCGCAATACAACCACCGCGAAAATCTGTAAGTGCTGGCCTAAGCGCTCGCCAAACTTTCATAAGATCAACATCCCAGAAAGCCAGCTCATCAAGATAGGCTTTAGCAATTGGCTTACCTCTAACCCTTCTATGCTTTTCTGCGCCAATTACATAAATCTTTCTTTTCCTGGAAAGCTCGAATCGCCGCTTTGAAATCAGTGGGCGAAAGGACCAGCCAAGTTGTTCTAATCGATATTCAAGCGGTTCCCAGATAAGTTCTTCGGCTTGTTGATTTGTAGGACCGAGATAATAGATTTCAGACCAGGGCGGCATTTTATGCGCCGTTTCAACGATATCCTCAACCATCATGAAGGTTTTGCCGCCACGTCTACCAGCAAGACAGAATTTAAATCTGGCAGGATCGTCGATACACTCGATTTGTTTAAGATGCTTTTTCATCAGACTGCATCGTAGGAAGTCGGTGATATTCTTCTTTCTTAGATTCATCAACAGGCTGATCGGATTGGCCAAGGTATTGCTTGCCAAGCCAAACTTGCATCATTGGATTAGGCGCAATTCCCTTTGTAACTATCTTGCCGCCATCGGGTAAGTACTCTGTTTTTTCTTCCTTACCAAGAGCGGTTTGTATCTGCGCTCGCCGTAGTGAAATCTTTGTAAATGACTGATTCTTTTTATATACCTCGGAAAAAGTTTCCTTAAAAGTACGCTTACACCAAGCGTTAATTGTATCGACATCGCACTTGAAGAAATCTGCTATCTCTTCTTGAGTGCACATATATTTACAATATTTTAGGAAAAGCTCCTGATCGAAGTCTTTGCATGGCCGACCTGCATTCTTAGCGCCTGGCTTTGGCCCTCGTTTACCCATAAATCAACTCCCAAGGAACTTATCCTGCGCCGCTTTTTTGATGTAGATGTTCTCACTCATAACTTTGCATATATCTTTTTGAGAACTTAGCATTGATCTTTTTGCAAAGCTTTTGATTCTTTTAAACCGCTTATCTGTGATCTTGTATTCAGAGATAAACACCGGCTCAGTTTGCTCATGTGCCCAATTAAGGAATTTGCTTGTATCAAACTTGCTTCCATAATCCGCAGTGCCCTTATAGGGAGGATCACAGTAGACTATTGAGTTAGGCTTTATCTCAACTTGATCATAGCTCTTTGAAGAAAACTCAACAGAAGGCAACTGCTGCAACTGCTGCAACCGCTCCAAATGCTGCAACCGCTCCAAATTCTGCAACTGCTCCAACCGCTCCAACTGCTGCAACTGCTCCAACTGCTGCAACTGCTCCAACTGCTTCAACTGCTTCTCATTTAAAAAGCATTTTAAAAAATCAGGTATTCCATTGAGTCTAAAGTACTCAATCCTATTTCTTAAAAACAGTCTTCTTTGCCGTATGCTATATCCATCTTTAAATCCGTTCGAGCCAATTACTTTTTTTGCCAAGTCATCAAACTGATTAAATACAATTGCGTTATGCATTGACTTTTTATACGGCTCGATCTTAGTTGAAAACAAATAGTCTTTTTGATTATTCCCGAAAGACCAACAAATTCTAACATATGGTTCATTTAACCTTTTAAAAAAGTCTTCTCTTGAGATCCATTCCGGTTGAAATACATCGTAGTTATATTTGCCATTGATCGCATCTTTGATCAGATCGACGATATCTGATTTAATTTCGTTGAAATGAAATGCCTTAAAATCTTTTGATCTTCGCTTAATCATGGCATGAGTAATTGAGAATCCACCGCCGAATAAGTCATAGAAATTTTCGGATTTAGGAAAAACAGAGGCCACTAGATTTGCAATACTCGCCTTTGATCCCATATATGGAATGCCGTATTCAGCCATTCTTAACTCTCACAACAAGTCCTTGCGAGAGAAGGTCGTCATATTGCCGCTTCATGTCATCCTCATCAGCAAATTCAATCTCAAGAAAGAATTTTCTTTCTTTGCCGGCATCCTCATCCTTGTCATCAATGTTGTTATTAAAGATCGGACTATCATCGACGTCATCGACAAAGCCAAGATCCCCAACATCAAATCCAAGCTCCTCAAGATCCCAATCATCTTCCCTAAGCGATTGCAAAGTATCTCCCAAAACATCCATGTCCCAGGTAGCGAGCTCAGCCGTTCTGTTGTCGGCAATTGCATAAGCGGTCTGTTCAACCTTGCCGAGTTCTGATCTGACGCATTTAATCTCAGACCAGCCGAGTTCTTTTGCCGCGATGAGCGTACCGTTGCCGGCAATGACTATGCCTTCCTTGTTAATGACAATCGGTTTTTGCTGCCCAAACTTTAGTAGACTGGCCTTGATTGCATCTAAGTTTTTAGTG